AGAAACCATCAAATAAAACGGATCATCGTTAGCGTCACGCCAATCAACACCACACACCAAACCAAAACCACCAATAAGGTCATCGTCTGGTGAAGCAATCAACGGGTCAAACCATTCAGCGGTTTGGAACATGGTGTACGCACCACGAGCACCAATCGTTGGATCAAAAATGAAATTGACACTCGGATAATCAGGTGGAGTAGACTCATCTGCTGGCGCGTAAGGCATAGAAACCCATAAACGGTTACGAACAAATGACAAAGTTATATCAAAAGTGTAAGCAGCATTAACTTCGTTGTTTAAAATGATTGGGCGAATACGCTCAAAAATGTCTTGAATGCCGTTGCGATCATAAAAATATAGACCGTTAGGGTAATCAAAGAAGTAGACGCCACCACTACCTGCAACAGCCTGTTGAGGGTAATCAATCCCCAAAACTTTGGACAACTCAACTAACTGAAAAGAATCAGCGTCATAACCCATCAACAAATATATTGCTTTAGGTTTAAAAATAAGTAACTGACCATCAACTATTTGGATTCCACGGATACCTTCACCGCCAGCAATGATGTCAATATAATCTTGCTGATACCACGAACCCGGCAAATTCTCATGCGACCAACGCAAACGGTTTGGGTAAGAAGTTCCGTCCTCGTAAGTGTTTGCTACAAACAATTTGTTTGCGTGAGCCAAAACAAGTTCTGCTCTAGGCATATACGGGGTTAAAGCAGGAATCTCATATGGTTGCCAAGTCGGACCTGAAGCAGTCAACTGTGTGGCATAAGTATCACCAGCAGTCCAACTGTACATATATGTTGCAGTTTTGCCAATAGCGAAATAAACGCTGTCTTCCCACTGTGTAATAGAAGCACCGTTGGTACTTTTAACATTTACATCGTTGAAAGCATCAGCAGTAATTTTGGTGAAGTTACCGCCCGTTGAACGATAAATTTTGCCGTCAGTAGCACCGCTCAAACCCGTTGTCAACAAAATTTGTGGGGCACTCGGATACTGATAGTTAAACAATCCCTTAGGTTTCCAAACAGAACCCGACGAAACTACAGCAGTTGTATGTTTTGTTTGATAACCCGCACGGCTAAACACACCACCACGAGGGTCAATTTCAACATTAAGCATCCCAGGGGATTCGTTTTCTTTTAATTGAAACTGATCAGCACGAAAGTTTATGCCACCAGTAAAATCAAAAATCTGCTTAACATCAATAGCCGCCATTGATTAATACATTCTACCAATAGGCGAAGGACTACCCGGCTGAACCAAAATCCCTGCCTGCCCATAACCGTAACCATAATTAGTGTTAGCAGCACCGTTAAGTTGGAACCCTCCGCTCATAATCAACGGCTGATTAGAGTTAGGTGCAGTCAAATTGGCTTTAGCAATAGTTACACCCGAGTTGTAATGGTTCATGTAAACAGAAGCCATCTCAGGGTCTTCTTGGAATTGGAAAATACGGGCAAGCGTAAAGTTCACAAGCATCATGTGGAACTCAGGATCAAGATCCACATAGTCAGTAGAAGATGAGTTAGAAGAATCAGTCAACCAAGTAAGACTTGGGTTACGGTAACCACGGATCGTTATCTGATATTCAGTATCGTTCGGTTTCGGCCAGAGATTGATTTGGTTGCCCCACAAAGACCAATATGCAGGAATGTCTGGTTGATCGTTGGTACCAACCCATGTGCTTTCAGCCTTGAATTGGTCAATGTATATGCATTCGTTGCCAGCGTTTGTGTTGTTTGTGACGCTGATAACTTCTCTAATGTTGGCAATCGTCAAATTCAACGCGTTAGGGTCTGGTGCTACAGGAATATACGGTGACCATGTTGCCGTTAAAGAAAATGCGTCATCATATGTTCTAATTGAAGGCAAAGTAACAAATTGGTATGTTGACTGAAACCAAGGGTAACGCCCATCAAGGGAAACTATTCGTTGATAGCCCTCTTTAATGAACTGCAAAACAAGGTCTTGATCAATGTCGTCAGTGTTTTGATCGTAACCAATTTGCAACTGAGAAAGATTCTCAATTAACTGAATAAGGTAATAGGAATTAAGACCCGTAGTAAGCGTTGACGCTGGTGCTGGCATTTACATTCCTATTCCGATGTGGTGATCACTTCTTTAACAACTTTTTTTGCGACATCTTCTTCTCTTTTAGTTCTTTGACGAACATGCGCTAAACAGATTTCTTCACCAGCAATCTTGTTCCCTTGGCATTGTTCACCATGCTTATTGAAACCTGTGCATTGGTTCCTGTGACCGTATGCGATACCGCTAGGAGGAGCCAACTCTGTGCCAGACATAATGTGTGCTGGCATCAACATCGCTTGTTCCGTACCACGCGCCGCACCTGCCCGCTCACAACCTGCTGGCATCTGTGAAACATAAACTGATTGCTTGTTCATAAAACTCCTTCGTTCAGAACAAAACCAACCGTGCCACCAAATGGAGTAATGGCACGGTTGGTTAAGATTTGTTATTTAATTACGGTGCTGCTGGGAAGTCAATGCGCTTCCACGACAAGGTTGAAAGACCACCCTTGGCGATGATGGAAGTAGCATTTTCTGCGATACCACTAACTGCAATGAAACCGTCCGCCGATGGCGTGATTACACCATAAACAAATGCGGTGTTCAAACCAGTTCCGATTGCGACAGAAGCCGAACCGTGGTCTGGGGTGTCAACTGCAACACAAGCCGTACGAACGACCGTTGTTGAATCTGTGTTGTATTCGGAAACGAATGCAACGGCTGTTGGGGTTGCTGGTGCAGTGATTGAAAACGCTGCTCCGTCAGTTGCTGCTGCTGCTGAGTAGGCTACTCGTGCTGCGAATTCGTAGGTTTGACCTGCGATTCCATACCAACCAAAGTCACCTGCATCAATTGCGGCGTATGAAACGCCAAGTGTTACATCGCTTGCGAGCACATTAGTGCGCTCTACAACGAACCTGTTATTTGTTGCCATGATTGTACTTACTCCTTGCCTTTCGGCAGATTACCAAACCATGTTTGGGTGAGAATCGGAATGATTCCCTACTATATATCGTTTTCATTACCTGAAATAAACAAAAATAGCCAGCGCCGATACATTACCTGAAGGAAGGCAAGTACCGACGCTGACTAAATTTATGAAATCAGCCGAAACTGATTATGCGTTAGCGGTCAAATATCCTTGACGCGAACGGTTTGAACAAACAAGTTCACCAAACGCCATGATCAGCGCATAACGAGCATCAACGCCCGCTACAGTGCCACTCTGGAAGTCTGTGGTGTTAAACCAGTGACCGTTCATACCAACCAACTTGAGGTACTTGGTGTTCAAGAAGTACATTGGAGCGGCTGAAGTATCAGCAGCCAATGCAAGGTCATAAACCACAGGGGTTTGCTTGAACATCAAGTTTTGGAAGCCTGCGTTGGCTTTCGCAACATCCTGATAACGGACATTTTGTGTCAACAACGACTCGTACTTTGAGAACAAGTCTTCGTTGGTGACGATAATGTCTGGAACATCAGAACCCTTAGAAGCGTTGTTGTACACCTTGCCCATGTCAACTAGTGACAGGGTTGATGCCGAAGTGTCCTGATATGGGTTCCACCAAGTGTTTGCCGAAGCGTCAATGCCACCAACAGTGTTGTTAGCGGTTGCAACGATATTGCCAAGACCGTTAAAGTCCTTGCCACCGTTGCCCGTGCCATCGCTGTAAAGCATGGTGTTAAGGCTTGACTTGATTGACATTTCTGCCTGCTGAATCTTGGCGTTAAGCAACTTGATAATTGCTTCAGTTCCACGGTTCTGTGCTTCTTCAATACCGCTAATAGCAATAGAAGCAGCCATCTGCTTCCAGTTGTAGTTAGCAGCCGAGATGCCGTCCTGTGGGGTTAGATCAATGGTGTCGTAGCCACTGTACGAGCCAACAGTGTTGTTGACAGCGTAGAGCAAAGGCTCAACGATTGATGTGCCACCCTCTTCAACTTGGACACGACCTTTTGAGTTGAGGTGTTCCAAAAGGACAAGGTCCTTGAAGATGTTGTCTACCAGCGTTGGCTGATAGTTCTGAAGGGTGGTAGAAAGTATTGCATTAAAGTCTGGGTTTCCAGCCATGATATTCTCCTGTGTAGTTAGTGGGTTTTAAACACCCAAAGCCTTTTTAGCGGCTTCAAATGCTTCAAATACGGTTTTGGGTTGAGCAGAACTTGGTCCCGATGTCGTCTTAGATGTAGAAGCACTTGACACAATTGATGCGCCTCGTTTTGCGTTAAGACGCTCTTGTTCTGCCGCCAACTTCTTGTTGGCTTCAGATGCCTTGGAATACACCTTGTCAAAAGCAACCTGTTTAAAGACTGCTTCTAGATCGGTGGCTCCCGTAGCGAGTGCCTTAGCGACTACTTCATCTGCGTTGAAATCGTCACCATACTTACTCTGCAAAGAATCAATTGTCTTAGTCAGTTCGTCCATTGCCCTTTGTTGTTCAAAAGACATCAAACGCTTTTCTAATTCTTTTAAATGCTTCTCAGTTGGGTCAACATACAGATCTTCCTCTTCAGGTTCTGCAACTTGTCCATACTGTTCTTGAAGCAAACGAATTGTGCTTTGCGGGTCGTTTTGCAGGGCTTCCTGTAACGCCGACGCATACTCAATCTGTTTTCTTTGCTCGCTGAGTTCCTGTGTCTTACGGGTATAATCCGCTTGACGCTGGTATCCAGCAAGAGCCTCCTTAACGGGAACTACTACTTCTTGACCATCTACTTGGAGTTTGACGAACTTGTCGCCTACCTCTGTGTAGTCAAAAATGTCTAGTTCTTGCTCTGGAGTTTCTGCTTGTACCTCTGCCGATTCTGTGACCTGTCCCTCATCGGGGGTCACGACCTCGTCAACTGCACTAGCAATATTTTCATCTGACATAGGAGTCCGTCCTTCTAGGTTGTTCCTCGGGAATTATTATCCCCTATATAGTAATATTTTTTATTACATCGTTGATTGTTATTGACCTAACAACTGCTGTAAAACCTCAGGTGGAAGACCTTCCAACCCTGCTGGTGGTGCTTGTGGGGCACCTTGGCTTTGCAACATGGCAAGCAACTCAGGTGGCATACCTTCAGCGCCCATACCCTCAGGAGGCATGCCTTCAGGTGGCATACCCTCAGGTTGCATAGGTGCTTCACCTTGAGGTTGCTGAACCAAGAACGACTGTGGGTCTTTAACCCCGAAACCTGTTCCAAGCACATACTCAGCCAACCTTGACATATTGACAAGACCAGCCTGAGCAAACGGTTGCAACGCTGAAACGATCTGCAAAGCCATATCGCGACGGAAAGCCTCATTACGAGGAGCAGTAGAACCTGCTTCCACCGTAAAATCAAACTCACCTTGGATGTAATCCTTGTCAAAAGTCAACCAAACAGGTGCCGCTTCGGTGCCCACGATACGAACAGTTTGCTCACCTGTCAAGTATTGTTGTGCCAACATAATCAAGTTAGAAGCACAACGAGCAATAGCGTTCTCAATACCAACAAGTTTCTCAGCAACACGAGCGTTTCCTGCCTCAGCAATAATAGAAGCCTCACGAGCAGTTCTCGTTGTCTCAGGGATAGCGCCACGCTGATACTCAGAGACACCTGACACACGGTCAATGTCGTTCTGAATCAAATTGGACTGGTTGTAGAACTCAGGTGGGTTAATCAATGCAGGCATTGGAACAACGACATTCGCCAAGTTCTCTGAACCCTTAACAGGAACAATCACATTGTCGTCGTCAGAAGCCAACATCTGCCTACCGAAGTCATCAAACGCTGATTCGTTGAACAACCATTTACGGCTGTAACGCTTACGGTGGTTCATCATTTGCGTACGAGTTTCGTTCAACTCCAACTGCAACGGCTCAATAGCCTCAAGTTCACCCATTGGGTAAAAGAAGTTAGGAATGTCATAGTTCCGCAACATGAAGAATGGATGACCAAACACATATGGCATCTTCACTGGTTTGATAAGGAACTTATCTGCACCACTGTCAGAGAACACACACATCTCACCAGTATCAATGTCATAGAACTCAAAAATGTCACAATAGGCGTCATCTGCGTCC